ATTTTGGGAAGCAAGACGACTTTTGGACTTCAAGAACATAGCCCCTGAATAGAACTCTGCACTTCCGTCTCTATCATGCCATATTTGGTATGGGGGAATTTCCAAACTACCATTCCAACCATACTCCAAACGATAGCTACGAATAATATCTTCTGTTTGAGCAATACCAAACAATGGCACATTTCCATAAACCGGTTCTACAATAGTCTTATCAGAAGGTATTACCCAATAATTATCGCAATATCTCCATTTTTCAGCTGTAGAAAAGACATCAGGCATAGCGGCACGAATAAAGCTATTCCCTGTACACAATTTATAAATATGGTGCTGATAAATCAATTCTTTCCAACGCATCAAACAATTAGGACGACTAAGTATGCCATTCATTCGTTTATTCGCCCATACTATACTGTCATCCTTAGTTTTCTTCAATTGAAAATTAGCACCTGCAATTCGCGATGCAATATAATCGATCGGGAAAAAGACTTCAGGTATCGTACTGAATAGCGTTAGATAGTTACTGCCCGCTACAATAGGACTAGTAAGGTCCTCAATGTATGCAACTGACCATTTTTCAGCCTTGCCACTTTGAGTATCTATATCCTTATTTTCAGATGAAGTAACTATTTCAACTTCACCTTTAGTCTTAGATTTCTTTCCAAATAGATTATCAAAAAAAATATTCATTGGGTTCCTTTTTGAGCAAAACTAAGTAAAAAGGAAAACCGTTTTCCAAAACACTAAAATCTTGAAATTACGAAAACATAACCCCAACGATATAACACACTTATTTTCAATCACATATAACACAATTCAATTCAAACCTAATTTTACAACGAACTGTACTAGCCCACTCAAAACAGCACTAGCCTCTTTTGTTTCACTATCTTTATTATAGTCCATCAGGTTATTCATGAAGGCAACATATTCCGTATCAGATTCTACTTTTGATGCAGAAAAAAGAATACTATTTTTCACATAATCAGATGTTGCAGCAATACGCTTGTCTACATCCGGAAACTCTTTCATTACACGAATCTCCTTGTTTGTACTAGAACGGAGTTCCCGGATAAAAGGGAAATAAGCATCCGTACATTCAATTACACATGAATCAGATTCATGGGACAAAATAGAAGAACGTATATCTTCTGTTGAAGTAGTTTCCATAAATACGACATCAACAACATGCCATTTATTTCCACATCTAAACACTTGTATAAGGACAAATTTCCCATTAACATTCGGCATCACATATAGAATCTTCTTAGTGTATTTACATTCGGTATCTGGATTGAAGAAATTAATAGTGCCATTACAAGCATACAAGTTTCTTTTTCGCCGGTTACTAAACTCTATATACTGCTCACTACACAAATCCACAACGACATATCGGAACGTATCAGACAGGTGCCCGTGCTCCTCATAAGTCTGCAAGGTAGTTTTATTCTTGACCTTAGTTTTAAGAATGGCACCGTTAGCATCTTTCTGTACGCTCATGTAGTCCTCAATAGATACCGAACATGATTCGTCAATGTATATCTCTATACCGGGAACAGTACAATCAAAAATGGCATTAACAAACTCACCGGTCATGGCAACACTCGGATTCTTGTTGCCTACCTTATCTTCAATCTCGAATCCTTCTTTCTGCAATGTATCTATGAATAAGTCCATCCAGGAACGCTTCTCATCGTCAATGCTGTTTGCCGCTTTCGTTGATGCATCACCATGTACATATAACCTATCAGAATATTGGATAGATTTCAGATACTTTGCAACAAGTTTGGAGGCTTTCTTTACTGTATTGTTTGGGCTTTCAGCGCACGTTTCATGGAATTGCCAAACCTTGGTACCAGTTGTGAAATCGACCTGCCAATATGATACACTGATATACGGAAGCACGTTGTTATCGACAGAGATATGAATAGGTAAGTCCGGAACATACTTATGTTCACCGGAATGTTTGCCACGATTGAAGGAACCGAAGAACTCACTACCGGTACGAATGACACCCCATTCTCCCAATGCGTACACATTGTAATAGTCCGGATCGTGAACTCTATCATACTCAAAGTCGGCAACACATTGCTCATCATAGAAACCATACGCACCGTCAGGACTACCGACCACCCAAAAATTATTCAAATAGGTAGATTGGATAATAACTGTATTAGGTGCCTGTTCCTCGATTTGCTTAGTACGAAGATTAAGTATTTGCCTGGGTGCATTCTTCTTTACGGATTTGACCTTGGTAAGTTCTTTCGGCAACTCTTTGCCGGCAATGGTAACCGTCATCGGTACATCATGCCATTTATCTTTATCAATAAACTCTTTCTTTATCCAATGGCTTTCACTAATCGGGTTGAAGGTACAAATAATCTGCTGCCCTTTCTTACCACGCAAACGCTTACGTAGCTGCTTGAAATCCGGATGCTCGAACTCTGACCATTCCTCTAACTGAACTCGCTTATAGTTAGAGATACCTTTTATCTTCTCCGGATCGTCAAGACCGGAGAAATCTATCTTCGCACCATTTACCAGACATTTAATAGTATTCTGTTGAAATTTGAACAAATGGGAGATGCCAAGACCGATCGCAGCGACCTTATAATCTTCATAAATGGTTTTGAGAATAGAAGCTCCTACCTTACGCATGACAAGAGTGTTCTCACCATCCTGTAATGTCTGTATCAGTATTGTTTGTGCCACACTATACGACTTACCGGAAGATGAACCTCCATAGAGAATGATAAAACGGATAGTCTCATCATTCAAGTACTTCAATAGATAGAATCCGTTAGGATTTAGCTTCTTATAATTTATAACCATATTGTTCTAAAAGTAAGGTTTCTCCGTAGGATGAATCCCGGATTTTGCAGTTCAAATTGTTCTATTCTTCCGAATTCTCATTATCTTCAAATCCGATACGAAGTTCACCGACTTTATTTCCGTCTCCACCTTTGATGTTGACATTCTTATCGGCTTCCCATCCATTCCAGGCACCAAGAATCCGGGCGGCTTCTGTCTTGCCGTTGAACTCATAATTAACCACTCCTCTATTATTCTGAATCTTCTTCAACGCATTACGGGCACGCTTTGGAAGTTGGGACGGACTTCTCATCTTTGTTTTCCCGGTAACAGGGTCTACATAATGTAAATCATCGGGATCAGCGAGTACAATATCCATTAATACCTTTTCGACCGTTTTCCTCTCTACTTCAGTCTCTTTCGCCCTCTGTTGCTTAATCTCACTTATCCTTGCACTAACCTTGCTATTGGCTAACAATCTGCTAGCAGCACTCCAAATCGTTTCAGGTTTCATCTTTGACGCATCATAAGACATCCTATATGCTTCACTAGCATTACCTTCTGTATCAACGTAGTATTTACAGAATTTCTCTTGCTTGAATGTTAATGGTTTCTCTTGCTTTCCCATATCAATTGTTATTTATTCCTACGAGAAAAAGAAGCTGCTCTCTATCCTTTAAAAGCTCATAGGTGGCAAGCAGTGTGCTGCCAGTTGTTAATATGTCATCATACACTATTATTTTCTTTTCCTTTATCGGACGAAGAAGAAAGAATTCCGGATTCAATCTATCTTTAGTTAGGCACTGGATTGCATTCTCATAGAATGGTATTTTCACCGCCCCCGCAATTTTCGTACAGATAGAGGTTGAAAAATGAAAGCCCTCGTTGTGTCTCCGTCGCGGTGTGGTGACTATACACCATCCTTCATATCCCCCTACTATGAAGCGGTGGAGAAACTCACACGCTCTCTCTGCAAAGAATGATGCAAGTTCCTCCGACTGTTTAATTTCTGAAAAGCTGGTACCAGTCTTGGAACGGGTGAATTGGGAGATGTAATAGATATCACCCTTTTTGTGAAGTGATACCTTTTCTTTCAGATCACATAACCGTTCCTGATGAGACCAGCTCTTACATTTCACCGCTTCCGGCTTATCCCAGTCGTCAATACGACATATCTTTCCCTTTCCTTTCATCAAAGATCTTCTTTACTCCGTCCTCGACAGATGTGTAAGACAAAGGTACTAAATAGATATCCCGGTTCACCGACTGCTCTAAATTGTCAAAATCCCGTTTTTCATTAATTAGCTCAATTTCAAGCGGTTTGTAGTATTTTACTAAAGAAGCAAAATACATAGTAGTCACAGGTTGGACGTTACAAATATTGATAAGTTGCCGGTTACAACCCACCGAATAGATAAGCCCTTCAATGACATCATCTATGTAAGTGAAGCACCGGATATTCTGACCACAGTTGTATAATGACACGTTTTCCTTTTCCATCAGGAACCAGAGAAGAGTTCTTTTTCGCGGATTAGGTCCATATACATTATGCAGCCGACACCCGGTCGCAGCCTTACAATAGATTGATGCGTACTGCTCGTCGAAGTACTTACTTATACCATAAAGACTTGTAGTATTCTCCGGATTAGCCGTTGACGAACTGGCATACACTAACTTTACATGATATTGATTACATGCATTAGCAACTCGCATGAAGGTATCAATGTTATCCCTCCTGATTTGTTCCAGGTTTCCATTAAACACACTGGTTTGCGCCGCCAAATGGAACACACAATCAATCCCCCCATTCTTCAGGAGCTCGCATACTTCCGTAGCTTCAGTACCACACTTTCGGTCAAGTCCTATGACTTCAACACCTCTTTTTGCTAATTCTCGGCAAAGGGCTTTACCAATAAATCCCTCACTGCCGGTTACAATCATTTTTCTCATCATCACAAAAAAATAAAGGTGTATCGAATAAACAATACACCAAAGGTTCAACAATTATATAAATTTCAGTTCTTATTATTACAATCTTTCCTTACCTTTGCAATATGAATAAAGACAGAAAAAGAGTTCTGATAATAGGTAACGGATTTGACCTTTGTTTAGGCAGAAAGACTTCATACAAGGACTTTTGCCAATCTGAATTTTGTCCCAAAGACTACCCATCTCCTTTAATCAAACATCTAAATGACAAATGGAACGATAATTTAGATGCTGTAAAATGGTATGATTTGGAGAATGAGTTATACAATTATTATATAAGAATCAAAAACAATAATGGGCAAATAATAGACCTATACAACGATAAAGAAAGGAACGTTTTAGAACAAATTCAGGCAAATGGACCAGTCACAGAATTTTATGAATGTATAAAATCTAATGTGGATATTGTCAATAATTTGTTAAAAAACGGAATATTAATCTTACCACGCTTTTCTTGTTATATCAGTTTCTCGCATGAAGATATATTAAATCCTCCTATTGAACGAGACCAAAAAGCCTTACAACTCATAAAAAATGGATTAATACAATATCTCATAAAAGTACAGCAAGAAGCTATTAACGAAAATTCTATAGCTGCAATTGTCGCAAGAGCCTTTATGCGGAATAAATCAAATGATCAAATTGTCATATATTCTTTTAACTACACGAGTTTTAGTGAAGTAGCTCCTAATTCCAGTTTTGCAATGGAGTTTAATGATACAATAAACTATGTACATGGATGTATCTTAGATGGAAATATTATATTAGGAACAAAAGACGAGAAAATTGTTCATAACTATGACTTCATACAGAAATCATTTGATTCTCAATATAATCCTCCTGCTATGGTATATGATTTAATGGATGCTGATGATATTACAATATTTGGGCATTCATTAGGCATAAATGACAGCCAATATTTTAAAGCCTTTTTTGAAAGACAATCTTCATCCACTAATCCTCAAAAGAAGAATATTACAATATTCACTAAAGACGCAAAATCAGAAATTGAGATAAAACGTTCACTACAAGAAATGACAAATTGGAATTTGACATCTTTATATGGATTGAATAATCTCCAAATAATTAAAACAGATGAATGTGTCAATAATCCAACCTTATTAAGAAAATACATCAAAATGTATGTTGACAATGAAGAAGATATTGACAGTATAATTCATATCTAACTATTATGTTACTATTATTCTGTACTATTGTTATTTACTCCATTTACTACCACAGTATACACATCGGTCATACTCTCCATAGCTAACGACTTGATTCCTTTCATTTACGACCAAATTACACAAGCAGATATCGTCCTCTGAATTGATATTGGGATACTCCCAAAATGACAATTTCCCTTTAGCCGGTATCGGCTCTGGAAATAATATAGGATTAGCTAGTACCCAGTTATAAATAGGATTTTCATAATAGCCTTTACTATCATCTGTTTTCTCTGCCCATTTAGAAGGATGATTGATAGAGCATCCAATTATTTCTACACTTCCAATGATAGCAGAATTGACAATGCCCTCTGCACATATTATTTTTCGTTGAAACTCAATAGGCAGACTATTCCATTGAGCTTTTGTAAATACACTATTGGGATTTCTCATTTCTACAGGTTTTTCACTTGCATGGATTAACACTCTATGCCCTATGTATTTCCATGGACACGCCCAAGTACGGTTCTCGATATCTTTGATACCATGAACTATCAAAAAAGCCCACGGTTGTTTTATTGTTATTGCTTTCATATATTATTTTTTATTTATAGATTTGCACCATGTAACTAAATGGAATACATTAGTATTAAAGGTTCGAATCCTTGTTACACTTTAATTATTGTTTAATTTTTTAACAAATACAATTATGAAAATAACACCGACAAATGCTTGTCGGCTTATATCAGAACGTATTTCAGAAAATTTCAGAAAATCTCAGAATAAAAAGCCGACAATAGTTAAAGACAAAATAGGCTTTAAACTCAATTTGGTAATTCTCCAATTTGAGTGGAGTAGAGAATGGAAGTATAGTTTAAATGGAAAAAACAACACTTTATGTGGAGATGCAGGTTCGAAGCCTGCTCTCCATTCTTTTTATCCACATCTATCTTTTTACTCATTTCTTTATTGATTTGAATTATTTAAAAATTCTCCTTAATCCTAAATTAACAGCATCAGTCTTGGCCTCATTGGACGGGTGCACATATATGTTTAACGTGGTGCTCACGTCTGAATGCCCAAGGATGGTCGACACAGTTTTGACATCAATTTTATTCTCAATAAGAGTTGTAGCGAAAGTGTGCCTAAGCCCATGATACTTGATACAATGGTCCAGTTTTACCTTTTCAAGTATAAACTCCTTATAATAATTGCGTAACGTCCGTGGCTCCGTATAGTGTTCATCGCAAGTGCATACATAGTAATTGGGATTACATACGGCAGCAAACTTCTTGACCATAGGAAGAATATTCTTTAAAATGGGAATGTATCTATCGGAGTTTGAAGTTTTGGGAGTACCAATCTCGATATGGGTTCTTGCCTTGCCAAATACCCCTTCATTATCCGGCACATATACACGTTGCAAAGTCTTGCATACATGTATGGTTTTGTTTGTAAGGTCTATATCTTCCCATTGCAAGGCACATACCTCACCTACACGCATACCGGAACATATCGTCAGCAAAATCCCAAGATTCCGAGGAGACGGGTTCTCCAAAGCGTAATCCACTATCTTCTTATATTCAGCCGGAGAATAACGTTCCAGTTTTTGAGCGGCTATCTTGTTCTTGCTCGGCCATATCATCTTCCATGTAATGTTATGTACCTCAAGGTCCAGATCTTCATCAGCAAATCGAATCAGCATCTTCAAAACTATAAGTATGTCGTTGCAAGATTTCACGGACAATCCTGCCGTATCCATCAGGTCATTTAAAAATGGAACAATGATTTTCTTATTCAACTGTTCTATCTCCATATCTCCGAACGCAGGAGCCAACTTTCTTAGATATATCAATTGATAAGTAGACAATGAACTGAGCTTCACCTGTCTTGCCTTTACATGAATCCATTCCTTATACACATCATCCAGTTTCATGATTTTTGTTTTATTACATCGTTAATATTGGCTTTGATAATCTCTGAAAAAGCAAGCGGATCGTCTTTCCGGTTGAGTAGGATATACTTTTGCTTTACTTCCATAGTGAGCGCATCTCCATGATAAACATATCCCATAATTCCACGAATAGACAAGTTGAGAAGCAGGATGGGAATCGACCTTGCAGACAGGTCCCAACATGTCACCATATTCTGAGATGGAAAATAATCCCACGGAGCAACTTTGTTACGACGCTGCTGCCAGTCGGCAATTATCATAGAACCATTTCCTGCTGTCGGCTCATGTACATGCCCACTCTGACCGGTTAATGCCGAACAAAGAATACCAAGAGATTTAGGAGTGAAAAACTGACCTTTCTGCTTACTCTCTGCCAATTCAAACTCGTATAACTTCTGAAACCAGTCGTAAGACATGTCATTTTCGTTCAACCGGATAAGTTCACAATAAACCTCATCTCTTCGCTCTAAATTTCCTTCCAATAAGCCCATTATGGCACTGGGAAGGTCATTAATATCTTCGAGGTCGAAGATTCTAATAACATCCTGACTTGTCATTGTTTATAGTCTATTTCTGCCAACCAATCATTGTCACTTTCAAAATACATCTTATAACCTCTCACCGTTTTATGCCCTTTCTTTTTTAGACAGACATCACTGATGTGAGAAGCAGTGATATTCAGCTTTTCACCGGCAGATATTACCGAATCATACCTACCGACTAACTTTCCATCTTTAATTGCTACAACCGCCTTCTTGTTAGTACCACCACCAGTTTTGTGAGGCATGCTACGTCCTTTTTCCAAATTCTTTAAGCATCTACGTTTACTCCATCTTGAATGGAATTTCAACTTCTTCCCCTTGTTATGAGGGGTGTGACCTTTCAGGAACCTGCCATTTACCAAATTCCTTGTAGGGCGTTCTATGGGTATATATAATTCACTCATTTCTATCTTGTTTTGAAGGTTATTTCCACCTTGTAACTGTTGAAAAGTCACAAGGTGAATTGAATTTATTAGTTAATATATACGCTGCCTTATAATCGTTTCTTAATGTATCACCATGAAATACTATTCCGGATATTCCCCTTATAGCCAAATTGAATAGAAGAAAAGGTACTGTTTTATCAGACAGCTCACCACACACTATCAGATGGTCATTTGGTTTATAATCAATAAAACTGATAGCATTCCGGTGATTGTACCAATTTGAGATAAGCATCCCGCCAGTTCCGGCAGTTGGCTCATAGGTAACGCCGGTGTCAGAACCTAATAGCTTAGAAACCAAAGTTGAAAGACATTTAGGAGTAAAATCCTGCTTGTTATTCTTCCTATCAGCATGTTCATCTTCAAAGTATTCATGAAACCAGTCGTAGCTAATGTCACATTTGAAATAGTTTAGAAACTCCTTAAATACTCTTATGCACTCTTTTTCATCTCCTGTTAGAATATTCATAATCTTTTCAGGAGCCTGATAACTATCAGTTATTCCAAGCATTCTGTTTATATCAGATAATATATTTTTCATGGGCTAATTTAACTTCGTCATTGGTTGATTGTGCATAAATAGTAGTTGTCTCAATGCTTTCATGACCTAGCATCTTCTGTACCTGTTCTATTGGCATTCCTCGTTTTAGGGCTGTAGTTGCCGCTGTTCTCCTAAGTCTATGTGGATGTACATTGGATATACCCGCCTTTTTCCCTAGATTCCTTAGCATGATTTCAACTGCTCCCTTGGATATCCGGGATAGTTTATTCATATCTTTTATCTGCTGGCACATTCCCTCATAATCAGATAAAAATAGGGCTTCTAAATCATCTGTTCTTGAATCAACATATTCCTGAAGAGCTATTTTACAGCGAGCAGACAAGTAAACAGTTCGGTACTTACGCCCTTTTCCAAGTACATCAATCTGCCCATTTTGCCAATCTACATCACCTAGATTCACATTTACCATTTCGGATACGCGACAGCCGGTGGAAAACAAGAATTCGATTATAGCCTTATTCCTTTTTGTCCTTGCCAAAGACCTTAATCTCTCCATATCATCCTCACTTAATGGCTTCTTCAATTTCTTTACTTGTCGCACTCCCTTGATTCTAAGCATTGGATTCCTATCAAGTACACCTTCTTCTGTGCACCAAGTAAAGAAGCTGCTCAAAGTTCTTCGAATGTTGTTAAGAGTATTATCACTACATTTATTAATCTTCTTATAGGCTAAATAGACACGGACATCATCGGTAACGATTTCCTTGATATGTTTTCCTACATGTAAGATAAACGCTCTTAAAATGACACGATAATAGTCTAATGAACTTTGGCATAATCCTTCCACGGCTTTGGCTATGAAGAATTTACTGATAATTTGAGAATCGGAATTATCATATACTACAACGGACGTTTCCTTTGCCATTATATCATAATTCCTTAGGCAGAAAGATACCGAATCAATTACTGTCGAAATTTCTTCATTGGGTATCTTACCGTACAAAGTATCACGTATTTTAGTTAAAACATATTCTTTCATAATGATTCCTTTTTGTATTGCTTAAATATATTTATCCAATTCCTTTTCTAACAATTCTCCATCTATTTCAGGAAACAGTCTCAGAACTAAGTCCAGAGATTTGCAATAATTGTTACTGTATTCTTCAGTATCCATTAATCGAAGTACCATAGAACAAAAGATACTTTTTGTGTCTTTTAATTCGCCTTTCATCAGCAATTTTGACAGTTCGATAATTTGACTAGTAGGATTATGAAAACTTCCGTTTATATATTGAAAAATTAGTCTTCCTTCAAATTGGCATATTTCACAATCTAGTTCACAATCAATGTACTCTATTTTACCATTTATGAATTCACAATAAACACATTCACTATTAGAAGCAAATAAAATTGCAAAATCATAGATATCATCACTATTACCTACAATTATTGAAGTAGATTCAAGAGTTTCCGAAACACCATTATTCCACTTTGCATCTTCAATAAGTTCCCTCACATATTCTTGAACTCTTGTGATGTTCTGCTCTATTAAATCTTTTTTACTCATAATTTCAATTCAATTAAGTTCGATTATTTTTTTGCAATATTCTCCCAAAAAACAGCACCTTCAGGAGTATTATAAAAAGGGAATGAAATAGCTAGAAACCGATGAAAGCAGCAATCAACATCTAACAAATTGTTCATCCGTTCTTCATTTGTCATTGAGAAGTCAGGACACTCAATATTAAATGTCTCATTTGCTCTTTCTGTATTATATTTCCATTGATTGAAAATACCTAGTCTTTCTAATTTTTCTATTTTTTCATTCCTCTTCATATTGATTGACTTTTAATGCTTTACATCTATAAAGGTAATCGTTATTGACAAGTTTAGCAAACAGAAACTTCGCCATTTTAACGCCATTTTACTCGGTCTTTTTCTTCAACAAATCAAATATTATCCTCTCACCCTCTTTTAAACCATCAAGATAGCCTTTTGCATGTTCACCGGCATTATACACTATAAAAGAGAGGATCAACAAAAACAGTCCGAGCGAACGATGCCAGTATGGAAGTTGGACTGTGAACGGCTTGATTGTTATAGAAAAGTGTCCTACATATAGCAGGAACACAAACAAAATCACACATGAAATAATTGTTGTTTTCATATTAATCTGTAAATAAATTAAGTTGAGTTGTAAACTCGGGTTTATAAATTCTAAATTTACGGTTAAAGAAAGTCTCAAAGGCTGTTACAATTTCAGAGATGGTATTATCAGCAATTCCTAATAATTTATCATAGGCAACTATAAGAGATAAAGCCTTGTCAAGAGTCATTTTCTTCTCAATAAACAGGGAATACACCAAATATCTACGGGTATATTCCCCAGCCTTGAGTGACTCAACTTCTTCAGGAGTGGCCTTTCTCTTGTACAATACTTTATACCAATGTGTTTCAGCAGTACGAGCACGCTTTTGTCTCGGTAACAAGTCATAAAACACGGCAATTTCATTCTTTTGGATACACTTATGTTTTTTACGAACACCATACATCACATAAGGAGTGTTCCAATCAGGATGAGTCTTTCGATATTCAAGCTCCAGCTCTCGATCAATAAGATCTTGCTCAAAGTCTTGTTTCATTAACCATTCCTCGAACCAGGCAGCAAGTGCTTCTTCTCGATCATAATAATCTTTTCCATTTATACATAAGGGAATCATAATAACTCTTTCTATTGCATTTCACGTTTAAATCTTTCCTCTAAATCAAAAATGGTTTCTCCACTATTACGCCGATAGGACCTATCGGTATTTAACTGAAGTTCTTTCAGCTTTTTCCAATACCATGGAAGGTACAAATACATATTCTTCAACTCCTTCAAATTCTTGTTTCCACAACACCAGCAACTCACACGATCAAGTAGCTCATATAGCCTTACTCCATCCTCATGCCAAACAAAGCCTTTTGTGTAACAATACTGGAGTGCATCTGCTTCAGTAATGCCCCAATCACGAAGTGGTAAAACCCGATTTGGTCGTTTTTCCTTTTCAAAGCGATGGGTCTCATCGGCAGCAATACCGACATAATCAATTCCGTCTTTTGTGTGAGCTTTCAATGCACGAAGTTTTTCACTCGTTCCCCACCGGCATGTTCCCCCACACCAACTATATCCTTTTTTATGGATAATATTGGTCCCTCTTTTCTTAACCGGCCTTTCAAACATTGTCCAAAGAAAAGGTTGCTCCGGATACAGTTCTGTATATTTAATACCAAGTTTTTTAAGAATTGGGAGAACAGCGTTACGAGTATTATAAATTGCCTGAAACTCCATACCAGTATCATAGAAAACGACCTCATCCAACTGATATCCTTTTTCTATTAGCATGAAAAGCATTGCTAAAGAATCCTTGCCAAAACTAACTGAAGCATAATATCTCATACAAGAAACTTATTATTAGGTGAGTCCTTTTTTTTGCTTTGCCCTCTCGCTATTAACCTGTGACATACACATACGGCACCATGACGATAAACACCGGTATTTCTTTCCATGCGAAGTAATCGTATTTGCGTAAAACCGATTGAGATAGAAATAGTGGCCGCAATGGGTACATTTTTTCATTTCTCTACCACCTGCATCAAACTTTCTGTTTCGTGGTTTACGACGAATAAGAGTACATCCCTTACAATAATTATCTTCACCGCGGTATCTCCTACAATGCGAAAGGGATTTTACTCCACATTTCGCAAATGCTTTGCAATCAACACGCACAAATGAATGTGTACTCATAGCCTTCGTTTATTTTGAAACTTATTTAACACACGAGAAATTACCTCCATATTATCAGTCATCATCCATTCTTTTGCAACGTTCCAAGCAAGACTCATAACTGGATTAAAATTATCTTTCCTTACCGTATGGTGAGATAAACGTCCTTCAGTTGGTTTCAAATTCTTATCATGTAAAATACATAACCCATTTTCAAAGAAAGCACAAAACTCTTTGCCAGCAACAGGTTGAATCATTGGAACTGCAACATTGATAACTCCTAAAAAGATACCGGCAGCCCAATTTGTCAGTTCCAATCTATCTGCATAACCTGCATCGATAATCCTTTCAATATCATCAGGAGTACCAAGACAAGGAGTATGACATTGTTGTTTACAAATACTACATGAACATTGAACAGGTACACGACCTGATGCCCTCATTACCCTTTGTAATGAGGATTCTCTTGACAACTCTCCCATAATTATTCAGTAATTGAATTTAAGATAACTTTCGCACGCTCTATACACCAACGATTGAGATATGCCTGCCAACAACCAATAGAGGGAGTCCATCTGAAAGTATTATTTTCTTTCAACTGTGACCGGATTTCCTTACTCGGAATACCGGCAAAAAATAACTGCAAACGGTTCTCTTTAGCATTCTCAACGACACGTACACCACTGATAGTGTATTCTTTATCTTCTGTCTCTTTTAGCTTTCTTGCTCGATCACGACGCTGCTTCGCATCCCGGATACGTGCATTATTATTAGAAAGCATATAAGAAGGAAAACCATACTCGCCATAACGGTCTGGCTTAGTTAGCTCGATAGCTTTATTCTCTGAAAAGCCTAAAGTTTGCAATTGCTCAACTTTCGCAATATCATTTAGCTTTTTACTTCTGACTATCTTATTAGCAGCTTTCATCATCCCTTGAGCTTTCTCTAACGCATCGACCTTTTCTTGCAATCTGTCTACTGCGTCATCATCTCCTAAATAAATGGAGTTATTATTTTCAGTAGCTTCCGCTTTCTGTTCAAAGTACTCTGCCTTCTTGGAAAGTTCAATACTTCTATCCATTTTGGCCCCTATTTTATCCCGGTATTTACGATCTGCTAATCCGTGCACAGGTTGTCCCATTGGAATAATACTTGCCATTTCTGACGATTGCCTGCAAGCTACATCTGCGGCTTCGTTACTTTTCCTTGCAAGTTCTCTGAATCTATCAGCTCTTGCTTCCTGCCTTTCTTTTCTGTTCATAATTCTTTGGTTTAATTTGGTTTGACTTTTATAAAATTGAAAGACCACAGCCTAAACCGTGGTCTTATCATTACTTCGACTTATCAGTAGGAAGCAAATCATCAAATAATCCGGGAACTCGCGGCTGTAACGCTTCAAATTCTTCCCGGAAAAACTCTTCTTTGGTCCTACCTTGCTTTTTCCCTTTCCTTGTATGTACATCAAAAGTATATACTGGGATGGCAATAGGATAACGTCTAACATCATCTATCCATTTTTCTATGTCGATATCCCTTCTATCATAAATAAAGTTCTGCAAATGATCTGCATCCCGGTTCTTTCTACATTCACAAAGAAGAATAACCGCTTTGCTGACAAATATCCTGCCTTTGGGGGCAGTAGCATTTTTATTTACCAGCTCATGACCTTGCCATAATGCTTCTATCTCTTTTGTTATGATACCGAAGCAATCCTCTGCACTAATGGTATATAAACGCTTCCACACATAGTCGCGGTATCCACTCGCCCATAATTCCAAGGCAAAAAAGCCGGCTACCCCGGTATCGGCTCGCCGGATCGCTTTTTGCATTGCAGAACTCACCTCGAAGAAATCATATCCGCAAACTGTTCTAATAATCATAATTCTAATTTAATGGTTTGACTTTTAATTGATTACATCAGTAAATTTAGCTAAAAAAGACGGATATAGCAAACAGAATGAACGCCATTTAAACGCCTTTTTACAGACTATTAGAACTTGAATTTGCAGGATATGTTATACTGTACAAGCTACTTCGTCTTATCCTTTCCATTATTCGTCGCACTCTTGAGCTGGATACTATCACCGAAGTTCTTTTTAATGAAAAGAATAGATTTGCGCTCTTCTTCCTGATTCCTGATCGAAGCAAGACCACCAGCGTTCACAAATGTGCTCTTTTGCTCAAAATTATAACGCAGATCGGTTAAAATCTTACGCTCTTTGTACTTAATATAACAGGAAATCCAAAAATCTTCTTTTAAACGTATCTCTTCATTCCACCAAGTGTTCTTGTTATAGATTACTCCATAACTGCAACCGGTTATCATTTTAGACAGGGAAAGAAAGCCGGTTTCGTCATACATAACAGGAGATATCCGGGAAGTGAAACCAAACAAATGCACGTCCATCATACTAGCAATCTCAAATAGAGACTGAATAATATTGGTGATTCTATCCTTATCTTTCACCCGGCACGGTTCACCTTTTTCTGCATAGATCGCTTTACAGGCATGAACATCATCGTCGAGCATGAAGAGTTCGCCAAAATGTTTCGCCATCCAATTACGTTTAGGGATGAGGCCGATTACATCGTCCGGATGAGTAACTATTTCACATTCCGGGTTAAACTGCTGGTACAAGTCAGCTTGACTTTCAGCAACGCAAATGATAGGATCGTTCACCAACTTTTTAGCGAACACCCGGTCATGGCGCTTATGACTTGGTATTACTATTTTGCAGGGCATGGCGAACATCTTTTATGTCGATTACATTACTCTTACTTACTTTCCCGGTCTTGTACGACTTCATGTGCTGCATATCCAGCCTTTCACGAAGCCAATTACTATCTACCTCATTGCTTGAGGTTATGATAAACAACTCATGCTTTTCGTCGTATTTAGGAATAAGGGGGTAAATGGCTGTATCATCTGTGATGGCATCGAAGCGCTCTTTAAATTCATCCTCCTTCTTCTCCGGCCCGAACTCGATACCCCAGTCTTGGAGTTCTGCTTTATTCCATTCATTTTCCATAACGTCCAAATCATTCTCACCGAAATTGACGTTATCCTTTGTAGCATACTCTCTCAACTTCTTAACAGGGGTATCAGGTGCCAGGACCTTACATGGAAGCTCTTTGTAACCAAGCTCCTTACATGCACGCAAACGTAAATTGCCACAAACGACAATATACCGGCCATCATTATAGGGAAATATTATAAGTTCCCTAAGTTCAAGCATTTCAGGCGAATCCTGAATGCTTTTCTTCATCGCTTCAAAGCGATAGTCACGGAAAAAGCGCGGATTCTTCGGTAATCCCGTGAGCTGCCCTTTATTAAAATCAAGTAGGCAGACTTGAATTGTCTCTGTCATAACAAACTGCATTAAAATCAACAACACAAACAGTCAGTAGGCAAACTTGAATTGTCTCTACCATAACAAACTGCATTAAAATCAACAACACAAACAGTCAGTAACAACACCTTAATCACATCTTTCTGACTCATCAGAAAGCAAATCAATTGCTCTCTTAATTTCAGCCTCGATATCCTTACATCCGTAATGTTTTAGAAAAGCAACGGTAACTATTATAATATCAGCAGCTCTCTTTTTATATTCCGGATGGTCTTTTATATCGTCGCATGGTAATTCTGATAATTCATCAAACTTCCTCCAGGCAGCAGATATTTTTAAACTGAAAGCCTTTTTAGAAGTATTATCATTCAGATGAAAGCGGCGCTCTATAATCTTTAATATTTTAGGGGCCAACTTATTCAATGTTATCATAAATGATTAGGTTAAATTGTTAGACTAATAATAATCTCACACTGTTTGATGCAGGCTGGTCCCTTATATGGAATCTGTAAATAGTCCTTTTATACATACACATGATAATTAAAGTTTTTCTTGTAGCTTTTCCATCGCTTCAGTTGCACAAAGCAAAGCGTAATTACTATCAATGGAAATATACGTTTGAATTGTAAACCAAAAACCTAATATCCTAACTTGCAAGAAATAGGCAGTCTGGAAATTCTTTGCTTGAAATTGCCCTTCTAAACGCATATACTTAGAAATACTAAAGTAAGTAGCATCTACTTTTTTTATTCTTAATTTTTTCATTCTATACTTTTGGAGATGAATACGTTTTTCACTGGTCATAGGAATATTATCAAAACTCACAAAATTCATGGGAGTAGTAGCAAGAATACCTATTGGCATATTATTGGGATGCCCATTTTTAATAGGGAACATTTTCGGATTGCTCCTGTATGCCTCACGAGCCATTCTCATATTTTGGATCGCATGAATATGTATGACTTCCTCTCTGATATCTGATACATGAAACACAGGGAGATTACAAAATAAATTATGCAGTTTACAGGAAACTTCAATGACCTCTCTTTCTTTATCTGTCAACATGCAATTACTTATTTATAGGGTCCGTTGTATCCATATATTTCCTGTATTCCAGTTCTGTTTTAGCAAGGTTAATAAGAGTATTGACACCTTGAAAAACCTGTTTGGCCTGATTTACTTTATTAGGATCTTCTTTCACGTCCTTTATTTGTTGTAAAACCAAGTCTCTCATATCCTGTAAGATAGTAGGATTCACAGTAGATACCTTATTCAACCGTTCATTCGCTAACACAACAACTGTATTTGTTATCGCCCGGAAACGGTTCAACTTGGAAGCTAAATCAAACATACTAAAAACAAGTGTTTTACCATTGTTCAAGTATATTTCGACTTCGGTACCATCATCGCCAATACCATCGCAATAGCCTAATATGACTACTTCTTCATTCTGATAAAGGAATGCCTTGTTTACCATTTCCTTTAATCTATCTATTGCATTATCACTCATGATTCATTCTTTTTTGTTGCTTTATTAATTTGTCTATTCAAAACTCCTTTTAGCTTGATGAGGTACTGAACATCTTCAGGGTATCGGGCATACATTGAGTTTTGGGTTTTCATTTGTTCAGAACGACTAATCATGTATAAGTTATCTATACAAATATTCTGCTTATTTCCATCTTTGAACTGAATATTGTACCCAGGAGGTATTTCACCATTATGCTCAATCCATACAAGCCGGTGTTTAAGCTCAAAGACATTCGGTTCAGCAGTTTTCACTTCAATGTAACCATCACGGGTTATACGTTCATATCCAACTTCTTTATGGTTCTTTGGGATACATCCCTTTTTGAAACGTGTAGCTTTCGTTTTTTCAATTTGAGCATCAGACATGTATTCCGTTTGCTTGCGTCCTTTATTCATTGGTTGGTGCCCTTTGGGGAAGAAACCCTTTGAGGAATGTTCAAATAAGAACTTTGCAGATTTTCTCAATTTTAGTTTGAAAGCCATACCAGCAACCGCACTTTCAGTTGAACCAAGCATCGAAGCTATTTCAAGATTGGTATGATCGGGATAAAGAGCTATTAGCTTTTGTCTTTTAACCGGACTCCAAACCCTCACGTCTGGCGAACGTTTTAATTTACGTATTAAGGCTTTTGCCTTCACAGCCTCAGGTGTTTTGTCCAGGCGACCAGCAAGCTCTTTTAAATTAGCAGTTGGATACTCGCTATCAAGTATAGCGAGTTGCTCATTAGTCCAAGTTCTCATAAGCATATCAAGAAAGAGAGGAAACCGTTAGGCTTCCTCTATATTATCGTTATTTAGCTCTTTCAGTCTTTCTTTGAGCTTCTTTTCTTTCTTATCATATGAATCCGCAAGTTTCTTAGAGAGCGCTTTGAAATCATCCGGATATTGTTCTGCAAAAAGGATTTTCTGACACTTTTGCAAATAGGAGTAGAAATTCACATTATTCGATGATAAGCATTCAGCAATAAAGGCTCTATACCATTGGTGTCGGTCAGCTTGGTTGTTCTTGACATAATTTACAAAATCACTCTCACCATTCCATTTTTTTAAATTCAGTTTTTCAAGATAAGTACTGCTACAACCGCTAAGAACCAGCACATCAAAAACAAGTTGTTCATTTTCAGAGAATTCTTTTGTTCTCTGATAATATGTTTTCTCTTGCGCCCACTTGCGCATTTCTTCAGCAGACTTCTCCTTGACTATATCCTTCGCTCTTTTTAATTGGGCGTTTATTTTTTCCCTTTCTATCTCTTTTAGATCGGCAACGGCGGAAGTAGAGGAAGCCGTTTCTTTTCTAACATAATAGAAACTAACGTTAAATTCGGGAGAATAATGTCCAAAAAATGAAAGACAACGATAAACTTCTCCATCTTCAAGCATTTTCAAAGTGCGTTCATCATCTTCTGAATACCAGCACTTACATCTAAAGATTTCATCAGGATCAACTATTTCAAATCCAAGTTGTTTAACAGCTTCCAAAGTTTTTTCATAGAAAACCTTTCTATCTTCTCCCCAATATGTATCGGGACGTCTAGCGATAATTACTGTTTTTCCAAATGAAAGAGGTTCGCCAACTTTAACAAGATGTTCATATTCTAGTTGAATTTTCCGCGTCACATAAGCAATCTGTTTTTTCTCATAGCAAGCAGCATTGATACATCTAGCATCCTTACTATTCATTTCATAGAACAAACAACCATGATTACACGTATTATTCTCACATTGAGAACATGATTTAATATCGGTATTTTCCCAATTATCGGAATCATCTTTAATCCAAGGTGCGTTACCAAGCTCCATGAAAGAATTACTCACAAATTCTCGAATCATAGCAGTAGTACATTGTTCTTCCTCCTCCTCATGAAACTCTTTTTGAGTATCTTCATCCAATTTAGAAAGAATCATAGCACCGGACAATGGTATATCTCCATTTCTTACCCGCTCTTTTAGTTCAGGAATAAGAGAATTCAATTTAATACGGTCAAAAACAAACCGGGTAGACTTTCCTATTTTAAGAGCGATATCTTCCAAAGTTCGTCCTTTTTCAGCCAACTGCGCAAAGGCAAAAGCTTCTTCGATGGGATCAACATCTTTTCTTTGAAGATTCTCGGTAATCATCGCTTCAAAAGCCTCATCATCTGTCATTTCTCTGACAATGCAGGATATTGTCTGAAATTTTTCCGACTTTTTTCGATGGGCTTTGATTTTTGCAACATTCGCTTCATCTTCCTTTGCTTTCAAAAGTGACACAGCCCGGAAACGACGCTCACCGCAAACAATTTCGTATGTGTAAGGTAGTGGGGTAACATCTCCGGTTTCTAGGTTAGTCATCTCCTCGGATTTAGCAACTCTGACAGTGATAGGTTGCAATAAACCTTGCTTTTCAATGTTGCTTGCAAGCTCTTCAAGAGCTGCTTCATCAAAAGTCTTTCTCGGATTCAAAGGAGAAGGACTGATAAGGTCAATTCTAATGTTTTGTACTTCCATAATTTAATTATATTGGTTTGACTTCTAATTCATTACATCAGTAAATTTATCGTAAAATGACAAGTTATGCAAACAGAAACTTCGCCATTTTAACGCCATTTTCATGCGGGCTTATTACGTATTTGAATGAAGCCACGTTTTTCCGTTTCCCGAAGCAATTCCATATCTTCCTCACGGATATAACAATCCGTTTCACCATTAACAGTTGTGTGATTAGGAATACCAAAACGCTCCCGTATTCTTCTTTTCACTTCAGGAATATCTTCAAGTTTGATATGCCTAGTGTTCCAGTAAATTGTCACCTTCTGCTTCTTGTTTGCCATTTTCTCTTTTGTTTAGATAAGAGATTATTTCATTTGAGAGACTTAACGCTTTAGCAGCTTCTTCATCTCCTTGCCCAACTCTAAGTTTGAGTTCGTTCCGGTATTCTTCATACGACAAGCCACTTGTATAGTTCACTTCCTCCGACAAATTCTCTTTATGAAAATTCCATGACTGATTATCAGCAACAGCACAACGTTCTTTATTGTATTCACGAAGCCAACTCATGATGACCTGACCATCAATTCTATTATAGATATTGCCATATTTCATTTTCATTGCGTTCTTGAAACACAGTTTAAAATCATCAGTTTTCATATATGGATATTCTTCAATGATTAAATCTACTGTAGTAGCGACTTGTGTAGCCGACATTGGATTACCGACATTGAAAAACTCCAAGGCATCAGCTATCAATATGACCAACACTGCTCTGGCTTGCGGCTCACCAAACTTTCTTATAATAGTGCCAATAGAAGGTTCATCACTTTGAAATACATCTTCAACCTTCTTGGGGCATAGAGCTTTGCAATAGTTTTTCGGCGAGGTCCGTAAGACTGCTAACCGATTCTCTTCTTGTGGCCGCAGTATCAGTTCGTTTTCCATTGTAATTTCCTTCTAAAATTTTAGTAAAATTCGCAGACTTGAATATCCAGTCAAAAGTGCACCTCCAATTTTTATCGTTTTGTCCAAGCAAGAAAGGACTGTCTAAAACCAATTGGAACACATCGAATACAGCTTGCTTCCCGTATTGTGCGACACGTGCTTTAATAGCTTTCTTTCGTTTTGCATCTATGGACTTTATAGCAGGAAGTTTACCTTTAAACGTGGAATTAAAATAATCCATTAGCCCACCCCAATCAATCTTTTCCTCGGGGAACAAAGAAAGCTCGTCTTTCTTTGATTCTCCTTTAGGAGAAGTTTCTTTCTTTTTTAAATGAGAATCATTATCATCTACATAATCATTATCATATTCATTATCATTATCGGGTTTTGTGGGTTCTTTTGGGTTTCCAAATAACCCAGTGGGTTTTGTGGGTTCTTTGGGTTCTTTTGGGTTTTCACTTTTCGGACGTCCCCCCTTAGAACCATTGCTCTTATTCCTTTCCACAATAGACATATACTTTTCAGTATCCCTGTCTATATCTATCTTTATAAAGTTGAAAGCAATATTTGCCATAGGTTTCAACCCCCGAAGATTTCCCGTTGTCGCATACTCAATTATGCTTTCGTAAATCTCCAGCCTGACATCATCCGGCAAATCCTTGATTGCTTCTCTCCACCCTTTATAAAAGATGAATGAATTTCTTTCCATATTTTAAGGGATTGTACTCCGATTAGTAATAAAACTCACAGACCTTTTGCTTCCTTCAGTTTTTTCGCTTCTTCCTTGTAATGAGTAATCAGCTTTTCTAATTGAAAGTCACTAAATTGCTTAGAAACATTTTTCTTGGCTTCCAGGAGTAGCACATTTCGTTCACCATACTTGGCAACTAGACGTCTGCGATAATCCTGAATATTTCCTTCCATGAAGCGGTTACAATGTGAACATTGAGCATTGCAGTTCATTTCATCAAAGCGAGTACTCATGTGTTGGCGGTTGATGTAATGACCGCAATCTGCTTTATTGAAAGGCTTTATTTTACCACATGAAATACACTGAAAATATCCATTAGGCATCGTATCACGATAACGGATGAATAAACTAAATATTCTGTCTAGTTCATTGACAAGATCAGGTTTCTTCTTGACCTTAACACCTTCTACCTCGAAAAGAGGCTTTTTCTTTTCTTTCTTCTTGTAATTTCTCCACATGATAATTAAAATACTACATTGGTTAATTGACGGCCACGACTCATTATACACCATTTTCCCTTTTCAGGCTGTTCTATGCGTAACTCTTCAACACGCCCAAAGCGCCGGAAATTCCCACTCAAATCAACAACCCAACCCTCTTTACCTTGGCAGGGACGAATGACACGACCGACCATTTGATAATAGAGGGAAAGGGATTTGGTTGGACGTGCAAGAACAACCGTATCAAGCTCCGGGTAATCGAATCCGGTTGTAAGTACGCCGACATTAGCAACAACTTTTATTCTTCCATCTTTAAAACCTTTCAGAATTCGTGCCCTTTCTTCCTTTGGAGTAGAACCGCTAACGATCGCACAATTAGGAATTTCGGAAGCCAGTTTTTCAGCTTCACGAATAAACCTCGTGAATATTAAAATACCTTTGCGTGGTATGCCCGATTTGGGGTTCAACAGACGTTTTGTCCATCCAACTATATCTTTGTATATGTCCACACGTTCAAACTCTTGCAGAAGACTTTTTTCATCGTAATCTGCACCAGTAGAATTAGTCCTGACTCTACTTAAATCCAACTTTGTAATATCATAGTATTTCAAACTTGCGAGAAATCCTTTAGCAAGTAGTTCACTCACCTGACAGTGATAAATAACATCAGTGAAAACCTTTGGCCGGGTACGAGTTATAAATTTAAGTATAGCACCACCTCTTCCTGAACATAATCTGTAAGGAGTCGCTGTCAGCCCAATAACTTTCCTTTGCTCATCTTCAAAGAATTCCTTATACATTCCTTTCTCAGGATTCACTAAATGACATTCATCAATCAGAACGTGCTTGAAATGTTTGAAGAAACTCATGTGTTTCATCACACTACCAATCATAGCGAACGTAATACGATTGATATCCTTTCTTCCGGCAGAAGCTGAATAAACTCCACAATCGAATATGCCGTATGATTGAAGTTTCGCAAAATTTTGTTCGAGTATTTCCTTGCTAGGCTGGAACACTATCAGCGGCCCGTCTATCCGTGCAGCTATATTGGCAATGACAAGGGACTTCCCGGCACCAGTGGGAAGAACTATCACGTAGTTTTTCTTTTCCTTGGATTTAAAAACGCTGACCGCTGCATCACTAGCACTTTTTTGGTAGTCTCTTAACTGGTATGTCATAATTTGATGTGATATTTATGAACTTTCGAATGACAGTCACCACAAAGGGTAACGAGACAATCAAGATGTTCAAGTTCATGACCAACGATTGATTTTCCGTTAACCCTGTATGTTTTGTGGTGAATCTCTAAATTGAAGTCTTTACCGCACATCTGGCATTTATGTCCGTCCCTAATACGAATTTTACGCTTGGCTTCTTCCCAATCTGGATTATTCACAAGCCGCTTCACATAGTTGGACTTCCTGCCTTTTTTGTGCTGCAATCTACTCATCGTCTTCCGGTTCTTCTTCAGGAAGTTTATCAGACAGGTCTTCTTCGAACTTGTCCCCATAATCTTCTGTATCATCAATAGGACGTTCTACTTCAGGATATTCAATACCAAACAAATCAAGCATCGCTTTTCTGTTTCGATCTTCCTGTGCCCAAAGAGAACGTTTGTCCCAATCAGGAATTTTTTCAGCTTTCACAAGCTTAAACTCACCGTTCACCCATGAATAATACAGGAAATATCCATCAAGAGCAAACCGGATCGTATTCTTACTTGAAAGATGATACTCCCTCGTCCCCTTTTTGACCTCGGCAGCCAGGTCTTTAATTTCAGTCTTAATAGAAGCTAACCTGTCTTGTGCATCACTCTTAATTTTCTTCGCACGTTCAATGGCTTCCAACAGTTCACGTTCGCGTTTGGGGACCTCATTCTCTTGCTTGATGCAATACTCTTCACGAATTTCGGAAATCTCAAATTCATCCAGTAAACGTTGTGTCACCTCACTTTCAGGAAATGTAGCATTGAAATGCTCATTCACCAACTTTATCAATTCATCTACATTCGTAGAACCCTGAAATAAAACAGGGGGAAATTTTTCCCGAATAGAATCGGGAACTACAAACTCGATTGTCTCGGGTTCGTAGTTTCTCAAATTTGCAATCATAAATTATAAAAGGATTAATTAGTACCGGTTTTGGTACTCATGAATAAAATCTAAGTAATGCTGGTCTTCAGGCAACGGAAGTGTAATACCAAACTCGGTGGCCGCATCTATTTTCACGCTTTCCATGAAATTATGCATCTCTAAAGTATTAAGTTTACTTGTTCCTCGCACAATAGTTTCCACTTTACCATTCACATGAACCTGTTTCACAAGAAACTTCTTACAATACAAGTCATGTATATCCTGAACTCCAGCAGCAGTGCTCCAATACTCTTCACCTGTGTATTCACGCAAACAGGCACCAATACACTGAAACCATTTCCACATGAGAGCATTTTGATTTAATGTTCTCGGCTGTGTTTTTTTCTTAATGGTTACAGTGTATTCTCCATTACGAAGTGTGCTGCACATGAACTCGAAAGACTTATCCATTTGGATTTTGCCATCTTTCTTCGTCAATGTTGCTTCCATAACCTATCAGAATGGCAAATCGTCCTTGGTCGGTGGTGGCGGTGGCGGGCACTCATTCACCGCACTTCGAGTCTGATTATTGGTGTGTTCCGGAAGAGGTGGCGGTGGTGGCGCTTGTTGAGGCTTAACAGAAAGCATCTCCATATTATCAACAAAAAGTTCTGTAATATACCGTTTAATTCCTCTGCTATCATCATAACTCCGAGTTCTTATCTTTCCTTCCAGATACAACTTGTCTCCCTTATGGACATACTTCTCAACAACATCGGCAAGACCACGCCAAACAACAATATTATGCCATTCAGTTCTTTCAGGAACCTGTGTTCCATTGGCAAGGGTATAACCTTTTTCAGTGGTGGCAAAGGAGAAAGTGGCCACTTTAGAACCAGCTTCCAAAATTCTAATATCGGGGTCTTTGCCAACATGCCCGATAAGCATCAATTTGTTTAAACTCATGATTTATCCTCCCTTATTGTTACACGGATACTATCAGCTTTAGGAACTGTTTTGATATACTTAGAATATAATTCCGGATAGTCAGCCTGAAACTTTTTAGTATCAAAATTGTCACTTGTAGAAGCGGGTGTATAACTAACTCGCAATCTTCCGGCATCCCATGACTTGACACCATTCTCACGCATAGCAGTTTTCAGTTTTGCCTTATAATCTTTCTGAATCTTGGTTAGATCTGCAAGTTCTTCCTCAATTCCGATTATAGTATTTACAAGTTGCATTGGAATAAGTAACTTGTCATCATCAGGGGCAGGAACAGGAAGAATGGATAGATATTGCTCACCCTTCTTCTCGCATTCCATTAATTTCTTGACTTCTTTATCAGACTTACGAGGAATTTCAACCAATTCATGTTTATCACCACGTACCCAAATGCCGAACAATTTATCAACTTTGAGTAATGGATTTTGGAGTTCAAACAGATAAGCATAAATTGACAACTGCCAACTCAAATACTCTTCGTCAAGATGCAGCGTAGTTTTGATGTCACCAAGACAGATTCTACCGGCTTTCTCCCAAACACAATCTATATTCGATGCAAAGTATTCGTTATCAGAGACGGTGTATTCATTGGCAAACGCCTTATATCCGGCATTTATCCTCATTCTGATGTAATTCTCTGCTTCAATACTTTCAGGCGGTAAACTTGTTGCATCAGCAAACTGGCATTGAGCATGAATAAGGCTACCCTTCTCAGCAGCTCTCTTCAACACAAAATCCGGGACATCTTTATATTTGTCAGGGAACAACTGCCGGCTAATCATACCGGTTATACCTTGCAACTGTTTGTCACCGAGCATATAAGTGTGGTTTTCCTCATTAAAAACCACACTGGATTTCACTAATTCTATCATTATTATCAATTTCTAGGAGGATACGTTTTCTGCATGTCAATAGTTATGTTTCTGAACTCCTTATTATTGTGAAGTTCAGGATGTTCAGCCCAAACTCTCTCAAGCTCTTCGCGGCTTTTAACACCAGTCATTTGTTTAATTGCACGATCCAGGTCTACACCAGTATATACTTTGCCCGAAGCGTTTGAAGCAGAAACATTGGGAGCATATACTTTTTCCTTTGTATTACCATAAGCAAAACGAACACGGTTTTTATTGTCCACAATAACAAGTAGAATAATCTCCTTTTGCTCGTTATAGCCAATCTCTTTCACACTGAATTTGGTATATAGAGCAAAAGAACCTGTTTTGCTCTGATATACTTCATTTTTCTCAAGTGGAATCCAAATGAAAGGACCCGTATAAAGTTCACGCCCAATTCCCCAGTTAAATCCTGCACGTTTAAAGGCATCCGAAGCCTGCCCTTTCTCTTTTTCTGTACTGGATTCTGTCCCAACATCCTGTTTACTCACCCATTCCTTCTTTTCATTATCCCAAATGGACAACGTGCAGAATAGATTCCCATTAACGACATCATGGTGCCGTTTCCAGTTCATTTCTCCGAACACTTCATCAAGTATTCTCATGTCTACTCGAGCATCCTTGTATAATAGCAAGGAGCAGCCCGAACCGTCCGGTTTCATAGTACCAACCCTACATTCAATTTCAGAAGCTAGAAGCGGTCTGATAGAGTTTTTTTTCTTCTCTTCATTCTGAACCGTTGATACAGTGTTTTTTCTCGCTGTCATAATTCTAATTTAATGGTTTGACTTTTAGTTTATTACATCAGTAAAGGTAATCGTTATTGACAAGTTTAGCAAACAGAAACTTCGCCTTTTTAACGCCATTTTCAGGTAGTAAAAACTGCCTGTACAATATCGTACAGGCAAAAAAATAAGAATAATCCAATGTACCTTATGGAACGGCTACGCTTGAAGGGTGTACGGCTCCCTGATTTATACATAATGTAAATGCTAGTGGACGGAACCGGAGTCGAACCGGTCTCACGGAATATTGGTGCACCTCACCGCAGTTTCAACCAACGATATACATATCCGCCCGATTAATTAAAAAGGTGCACTATCTTCACAGACCGTACACCCCAATCACAAACACAAAACAAAACTCATGAACTACTATAATTTAATAGGATCAAAAGGGTGAATGGCGTGGGGCTCGAACCCACATCACGCATATCTGCGTATGCTGCCAATTACACCAGCCATCCGTTTCAAGTGAACTATTCTCACGAACCATTCACCTAGAACACAAACACAAAATAAAACACGACATTAACTATTAATTAAATAGCACTCTCACGAGCTTCTTGCTTCCGGATAGCCGTTCAAAGCACACCGGAATAGTATAGAACAATTAAAACTCAAATAACAGGGGCTTTAACCCTACAGCGTCCTTTTCGCTGGCAACATTAGTTAAACATAAAAAGAAAAATTCTCTGTGAAGGAACCCGGACTCGAACCGGGATGATAGATTACCTATGTATGACTTTCTTCAATCTATCTGCATACTTGCGTTTACCAATTCCGCCATTCCTTCAGGTCGTAGCCAGACGCTTCCGGCTACATTGATTGTATATATAATGCAAATATATTTTCACCCTCACGGGTTACTTAACTCTGATTGAGTTGAGCCGGGAAACGGATTCGAACCGCTGACCTCATGTGGAAACATGCGCTCTAACCAACTGGGCTATCCCGGCAGATGCCCGGAGAACCGGGCTAATTGGCAAATACTAAAATTAAGCAATGTTGACCTTCACAGGCTATTTTTATTTTGTTTCTTATCTTCATAGATAAATCTAGTAACCAATAGTACAACGACTACGAAGAATATGATATATGACCAAGCGATATCACTTCTTGTAGCTTCGATTCCCCCACCTATATACATAGCTACCAATAAGGCAACCACTGTAAAAATGTTATGAACGATTTTCAATGTTTTCATTTCTTCCGTTTTTTACGTTTGACTTTCTTAGCGCATCGGCAATGAAGTAATACCTGAGCAGCATTACAGTGCCATTTACCATTTTGAGCATTTACAGGCTTATCACTTTCAATCTTACCCGCTTCTATAAGATTCATCAATTTCTTTTCCCCACCTACATAATATGCAGACTTATCTTTTCCGAATGTCTCTGTAGAAAACAGACGGAGAATATTATCTAGCAATATTTCAGCCATTTCACCTCTAATCATCTCAACAAACAAGGTAGTTACGCAATTCTAGTTACTATAAACTGCATATTTTTTACGTCTGACTTTGTTTTCCAAACCATTCCTTCAGCTTTTTCTTTATAAAGCCGAGCATTTAAAGTGTAAGTAACAGACGTTTTTTGAATGATAGGAAATACTTCTATTGCACCAACGTCCATGTTTCGCAAAACATTGATTATACTGCGTCTTTCTATTTCTTTTTCCATACTGATTAATTTTAAAATAAAAGCTCCCCCGAACCAATTCGATCGGCAGCATCACGCTTTATTCGGAGGATTTACTTAACTTTGGGGTGTAAAATCAAAAATTAAGTGAAGAAATTCATTCATTATCTCTCTTTTTATCTCGATTAAACCCGACTTTACAATCTGCATAATCCCCAAAAGCTTTCTGTATCATAGCAGGAAGCTTTTCGGCTACTATTTTAGCTGATTTTATCGGCATATTCTCTACATGCAATGAGAATGTGGCATCTTCCAAATTCTCATTCCTATCGTTTTTAATTGTTACTTGAATCATGTGATTATTAATTAGTTAATAATTTTCCCGTTCCAAGATTATTCGCTAATAAAAAAGGAACGGGGGATTTTCTTATTTTTGAAGTGTCAAATCAAAAAACAAGAAAAATATGAATAATGAAGAAAAAGTAGTTTCATACTACAAAGAAACTTTAGAGAAAAAAATCGAATGGACTTTCAGACTCCAAAGCACTCTGTTGACTGTTGCATCTGCTACTTTTGCTGTACTTGTTTCTTTAAGCAATCTTTCAACCAACAACGCTTGCAGTCGAATTTTACTATTGGTGGTAATATGTTCAAACGCACTATCCATCCTTTTTTCGTGTATAACCATATACGAGAATCGAGCAATGAGCAACGTGATGATACGCAACGCTCAAAAACGGGTAGAAGAATATATCCTCTATAGCTTATACAATTCCAAAATGACCGTAACGCCAGCCGTACCACGCAATAAAATCTTCGCAATTTGTGAGTCAATTTCCTACATTTCATTTCTATTCTTTATTATTAGTTTAACAGCCTATGCAATTTATAAGATATACACGCAGTTGTAACGTCAATTAAACACTGAAGTGATGAACGGATTCGAACCGCCGACCTCATGTAGAAACATGCGCTCTAACCAACTAAGCTACATCACCTTTATATACATAAAGCAAATACCTCGATTTGCCGACAAACGTCTAACTGATTTAGTTTTACAACGATACGGCTTGACCATTAACCACAGCATTATATCGTTGAGAAGCCCGCCTACGTCAGTAATCCCTTTCGGCATGTGTCGGCTTCCAAAACACCATTTTACCAATATGTCAAAGAACTCTTCTCTGTTGTTCCCAGTCTCCCTTCAAGGGCAGGCTCAAAGACCGGACTGGGTACCGGATAACCGGCGGTTTGGTTTGACTTTAGTGAGGGTTAGAGAATACTTTGGTTGTTCTTCAAAACTATGTCCATTAAGTTTCGTTGCGATTCAATAAATTTCTTCAAATCATCACATTGGGAAACTTTCTCTCTATAAAATCCACGTTCTGATTCTAAATCTCGTTTGAGTTTTTCATTTTCACCTCTCAAAGAGCTGATCAACGCGTCTCGTTCTTCAATCACAGCTTCATATTTGTCTCGCTGTATTTCTAGTTCGGTTCTTTTATCCATTGTTGTATAATTTGATTAATCTCCGACGTAATGTGCACCGTAATGAGTACTATTTGGGTTGTAGTAAGCGGAAGCGGGAATATTAAGGTTATTATATTCCTTGCTAGGTGTAGCTTTGGCAGTCTTGCTCATAGCTTCATGTCTTTCAGCTAAAAATTTATCAGTTCTTGATTTCACTGCTTCCGGTGAGAAACTTTCTTGGAGTTTTGCAAAGCTCCATGCAGATTTTAAACACTCTGAAAATGTTTTTCCACCCTTCTTGTAATTGCGGTGTGCAGACTTCATTATTTGTGATAAATTGTAGCTCATAATCGTTATTTTTTAATTGGTTTTATCAATCATTTTTTGTATGTTTGTATGATTGATTGATTTATGATGCAAATGTAATCCAAATATGGATAATTTCAAATCCAAAAACCCATTTTATTATCCATATTTGGATATATTAACTTTATAGTAAATTTTATGATTGATAGAATTAAAGAAGTTATAGCCTATTCAGGGCTATCTGATAGGGCATTTGCCCTCAAATGTAGTATTAAACAAAACACATTGAGTAGACAATTAGGAGGGGTAAGTGAGGTTAGTGCCTCAACTATTAATGCAATATTGGATAACTACCAAGAAATATCCGCAGAATGGCTGTTAAGAGGAAAAGGCTCCATGCTTCTCCAAAAAGAAGAAACAGAACCAGGAATGGACAAATTGAAAAGTATTGTATATACCATAGCCAATCTACAAGATGAGATTAACGAAAAGACAATGCTCACTCAACGTCTTTTGGAAGAAAACCAAAAATTAAAAGGTGAACTGGCTATGTTGAAGAATGAAAGAAATATTGGATAATCTAAAATTTATATACACTAATGAAAACATTATTATTTATCGTTGTATCAGCTACTATGTTATTAAGTGGATGCAAATCTAAAGAAGAAAAAGCTAATGAATTAATTAAGGACGACATGTTTAAAGTCCTATATGATTTTGCCAGCTATGAACCTATTGAAACCAATATAGACAGTGCTTTTACATCTGTATATACAGATTCAATCATTACAAGACATGCCTATTTCATTAAAATAGCTATTGAAAAAGCAGATGAATATCTAGATGAAATGAAAGACGCACGAAAAACCATGGAGATTTGGAGTGATGGCTATTCTTCATATAGTAACTCTAGATATTATGAAGCTAAAAATAAATTCAATGAAAATCTGGAAAAAGCCAAAGCATGTACTAATATGGTTACATTACATTCAGACAGTATAAAAGACAGAGCTAACTTTATAAAAAAAGAATTTTGTGGTTGGAAAGCAACACATAAATTTAGATGTAAAACTAAAGGAGGTAGCCCAGACATAGGAAATTATGAATATATATTTGATAAGGATTTCAAGGAAATTATTAATAAAGAAGATTTAGATGATAAAGATTACACTAAAATCAAAGAACTTATTAATGAAGTACTAGAAAGCAAAAAAGAAAGTGATGAAACTGATTCTAAAAACAATAATGAAATATAAGCTTAGAACTGTTGCAGGAGAAAAGAAATATTGGATATGCCATGAAAAGAATATATCATATTATAGTATTCAGAACAACATTTTAAGTATGCACCAAATTGAAACAGTAGAGCCTATTAGCTAACACTATAACTTAATTCAAATATGGCAAAAATAAAACAAGATAGAGAGCTTTTAAAAATTATAGACGACTATAAAACTTTCATTAATGCAGAAAAGAGAATTAATGCGCCAATCATTGTTTCTGAACCTAAAGGAAATCATGGCACATCTCTTTATACTAAAAAGCATCTTCATTCAGAGTTTCACTTTGGAAATACATTTATGACTTGTGAAGTACGAAATGGAGATAAAACAGATTGTTCTTTCCAGATAGTTTCGGATAAATTCAAAAAAGGAGTCGTTATCCGCTACGATAGTGGTGGAGGTACTCATAAAAACGAAGTTCCGTTTATACCTTTAGCCAAGCAAAGTGTTACAACTCCCCATTTTCACAAATATGATGATAATGGATATTTTTTAGCCTATAAAACAGACTTATTGAATAATCCCAAACAAGCTGAACATTTATTTGACATTGACTTTGGTTTTCCTTACTTTTGCCAAGAAAGTGTAATCTACACTAATGATGAGCATGAATTACCTGAAATACAAGTATTTCGAGAAGGCTATCTTCCTTTCGAAAGAGAAGACAAAGACCCACTTGAAGGAATAAATTTTTAAGAGATGGAAAAACTTATTGAATATATCATCAAATCCTACAATTCTTTATGGAAAATAAAGAAACATGGAAATACTTTTGAGATCATAACACCGATAGCAACAACAAGTAATATTTTTGTTTCCGTCTTTTTAACTCGAAGAGGAGATGATTTTATTGTTACTGATGGTGGTTGGATAGACAGTGGTATGTATGAATGTGATGCTCATTCTGATGATATATACTATTTCAAACTATTTCAGTACTATTTAGAAGATTATGAAATAGATATTTTAGAACATGCTGGCTATCATTACTATTACAAAAAAATAGAGAAAGCAGAGCTAGTACCAAATATAGTATACGACTTGTCCAGTTTCATTAACGCCGTAGTTAGTGCATCTTTTATCTCTTTTGAAGAGAAAAAGGAAAAAGAACAGATTGGTAGATTTAAAAGGAATGCCACAAATTTCATACATAACCTTGTAGATAAGGAACACTTAAAAACCAATTATTCTATACATGAAGGACTAGCAATTAAATTCAATGCTGTTGTTCTTCGAAATAATAGAATGACGCTTATTAATTACGTTACAGGTTCTAATGATACAAATTTCATATTAAGTTTAGGACGTTCTAATTTGAATTATGATGCAGTAGATGCACATGCCATCAATAGCCGCATCAATCATAAAATAACTCTAATAGATGATACTACAAAATCTATTCAATCTCCTAAAATTGCTCCTTACTTAAAGTCTATTGAAACCAAATCAGGACGTACGTATTTAAAATGGCATGAAAAATCCCATTTAAAAGAATTAGTGGAATAAATTACGCTTTATAAATAAAATATGATTCTTAAACAATGATACAAACTAGAAGTAAACACTATATATGGAACTTAAAGAATTCATAAAAGATACAGTTACTCAAATAGCAGATGCAGTAACAGAGTTAAATGGAGGAACATCAAAATTTAACCTCGTAGTAAACCCGATAGTCTCCATTGGAGGTATAAACAAAGGTACATTACATATTGGAAGGCAAGAATGTGTACTTACCAATATAGAATTTAATCTATCACTCACAACATCTGAAAACAAAGGAAGTGATGCTAAAGTTGGTGTATTTGCAAGCGTAATAGGAGTAGGAGCATCCTCTAATGAAAATGCACAAAACGAGATTGTGAGTAAAATAAAATTCTCGCTTCCAATATTGTTACCTACAAAAGAAGTTTAACTAATCGAACCGTCTTTAATGTATCTATATATTGCATCAGCAAGGTAAGCATTTGCAGGCTTAGAACCTTTTACAACATAATCGACACAACGTTCCCTGAGATCTTGGTCTTTTTGAAGTTCTCTACGAACCTTACGCTCTCTCATCCATTTTTGGATGCTTCTAAAAAACATTTTCATAAACGCACTATTTTAGTTTGACAATGCGCAAATATAACATTTAAAATAATATAAAACATGAAACTCAAAAATCTTGATAGTACATAAAACATCAAATGGTCGAATTATGGTCGAACCATAAAAAAAAGCAGGACTATATAATTGATATACAGAATATACAACTAGATTTCCAAAAATGTGTCTAGTTTAGTTTTTGTGTTAAATAGCTCCCTCGTCAGCGGACGAACTAGGGAGCTATTTTTACATTATAAGAATATTATTGCACAAAATATTCATAATTTCCATAACTTTGCAACAATAAAATCTCACATAAATGGAATTTAACGTAGAGGAATTAAAAAGTGCACTTATTGAGAAGTGCAAAAGTGAAGGTATCTTGTATGCAATGGTAGCAGTAGACAGGCGAACCAAAGAGATCATTCTTCCTGATACTTTGCAAGGAGCCTTGAAGCACCCGGAGTACTTTGTATGTACTTGTAAAAAAGTAGAAGATAAATACATCGTGGAGGAGATTACAAAAGTGTAA